CGTAACACGCATTGAAGTAGGAGATAAAGTAATTTTTAAAGCATATAATTCCGATACTGTTGAAAACAATGGGGAAATATATGAATTTATCCACAAAGATCACATTCTCGCATCACTATGACGTTATATTGCAGAGACAACATACACCACCGTTACACATTGGTAAAAGAAGAAATTGGTAAAATGCGTTATGTATGCTCTCGATGCCACAAAAGCCACGTTATAGACGCTCGAGATAATGATGAACTAGGAAAAACACAACTTCGAGAACTACTACAGCCCTATCAGCCTATGTTCTGGTTTGAATTTGGAAAAGTAGAAAGATTACATACCGATCACTTATTGAAAGCATTACCCTATTCTGGTTGGATTATGCCAGAAATGGATTTGAAAGACCTAAACCATTATGAACATTTTAAAAGATAAATTATGAACTGCGATACTTGTAACAAAACAAAAACGCCTTTGTACTCGAATATAAAAAAGAGTAATAACTTAAAAGGATATTGGGAGTGCGAAGATTGTTGTGAGTATTTGAATTAAAACTATGCAAATAAAACCATATGGGAAAAATGCCAAAAAGCACCCAAAAAAACAAATTGAACAAGTTGCAAATTCTATAAAAGAATTTGGAATGAACCAACCTATCGTAGTAGATAAAGATGGCGTTATTATTGTGGGGCACGGAAGGTATGAAGCACTAAAGCATTTAGGGTGGAGTGAAGAACAAATACTTGAAAATATAAAAGTAGTTGATCTTACCGAAGACCAAGCAAAAGCATATCGTCTTGCAGATAACAAATTGAATGAAACCGACTGGGATATGGAGCTCGTTATTCAAGAACTGAAAGAATTGCCAGAAATAATGATTGATCTTACAGGATTTGAAAAGGACTTGATTATAGAGCCAGATGAGAAGGATGATGAAGTACCAGAGACACCAGAAGAACATAAGAGTAAACTAGGGGATTTGTATGAATTAGGGGGACATAGAGTACTTTGTGGGGATTGTACTGATGAAAGTGTAGTAAATCGACTCACAAAAGGTATTGAGTGTGATATTTCGTTTACTTCACCACCATACAATGTAGGACACAATCTTGGATATGAAGGAAAGGATAGTAAATATGTTCATTCAGATGACAAAGTGGATTACCAAGATTTAATAGTCAAAAGTACCCAAAACTCATTAGAATATGCAAAAGATGTATTTGTTAACCTACAATTCCTAGCTGGAAACAAGAAACAATTACTTTTATGGTTAGCAGAACTTGCAGACAATTTCAAAGATATATTCTTTTGGAAAAAGTCGCAGGTTGCACCTGCGACGGCGGAAAATGTAGCAAATTCACAAGTTGAAGTTATCGTATTATTTGGAAAGGATAACAACTCACGAAGTTGGGGAAATAAGAAGTGGCGAGGTAATTTTAGTAATAGTATTGAAACAAAATCGGCAAGTGGTGAAAACAAAAACGCAAAGATACACAATGCAACATATCCAGTAGAACTACCATTGGCATTTTTGAAACAAAGTTATACAGAAAACAGCATCGTATTAGATTTATTTGCAGGAACAGGAACTACAATGATTGCTTGCGAAAAGATGAATATGAAGTGTATGATGGTAGATATTGAACCTGCTTATGTAGACGTAATAGTACAACGTTATGTTGACTATACAGGTAATGAAAATATTAAACTTAATGGAGAAGAAATTATATGGAAAACAACACAGAAAACAAAGGAATAGACCAAAGTACCACTCCTAGCGATAACACGCCACAGGAGGGCACACAGAGCGTTACAGAGCAATCTGATGATGATACTATCCCATCAAATAATGGTGCAAAAGTGGAAAGAAACCCAGATGGCACTATAAAAGCAGGAAGTGTACTTAATCCTAAAGGAAGAGGACAAGGCGTTCCAAACTTTTCAACAAAGTTTTACAAAGCTATTTCTAAAATTGCAGATCAAAACTCAATGACAGCCGATGAGATAGAAGAACAGCTACTCCTTGTTGGATATAAGAAAGCAAAAGACGGAGATTATCGTTTCTATCAAGATATATTTGATAGAGTATACGGTAAACCAAAGCAAAGCACAGAAGTTGATTTTAATGACAAAACACCAAACATAGCAGGTCGAGCTGATTTATCAGAAGCACAAAGAAACGTTCTAATGAAACTCGGAGATGACGTATTCGAAGCAGAAGGTCTAGATCCGTATGAAAAAGATTAAATTTACAAGAGTATCAAACTATAAACTTTACGAGATTTTTAATGAATTCTATAAGGGCCACGATTTTCGTGGAGATGAATTTGAAATCAAAAGTATTGAAACCACGAACGACGGGGCAATCCTAATTTTTTGGACTAATGATCCTAACGAATTTTATGTGGAGAAAATATATCGATCCTGAAATATACAAATGGATCATAGGGAATGGAATAAACACTGAAAACGGTGTTCCTTATTCGTTTGCGGATTATAAATACCTTTTGATGCCATTAATGGATATGTCGCCAAAGCAGGTGTACATAAAAGCCGCGCAGGTAGGTATGACTGTTACAACATTTTTGAAGACTGTTTTTTTTGCCAAGAAGTATGGAGCTGATATTATTTATACTTTACCTACAAAAACAGACGTAAAGAACATTGTGTCGGATAAGTTCAATCGTATCATTTCGATGAATAAAGAAATCCAAAAGCTTACCGAAGACAAGGATTCAATTGAGCAAAAGATTATTTCAAATGATAGAGGAGGACAGTCAATGCTAAAGTTCCGAGGTACGTTCCAAGAAAAAGATGCTATCTCGGTATCATCCGATCTTAACGTACACGACGAGCTTGATGCATCTAATATGCCTGTTGTAGACCAATATATTTCACGTTTGCAGGCTTCTACGTTGGTAGACCCAGAAATAGGTAACTATGAGTGGTACTTTTCCCACCCTAGCTTTCCAGGAGTTGGAGTAGATGCAAAATGGGAAATGTCAGACCAAAAGCATTGGATTATTGGATGCTCGCATTGTGAAAAGAAACAATTCCTCTCTTGGCCTGATAGTTTTGATATGGAAAAGAAAATCTATGTCTGCAAATATTGCAATGGAGAAATCTATGACGATGACCGCAGGAAAGGAATATGGATGCCGCGCAAAGGGCGAGAGAACGTAAAGAAATATCCATATTCAGGCTACTGGATGCCTTTGATGCTCAATCCTAGAAAGTCTGCGGAGTACATCATAAACCTTCACGATACAAAGGATAAAGAGTTTTTTACAACCAAAGTGCTAGGACTTCCTTATCGAGATAGTGATAAGATCGTATCGAAAGAGATTATTCTACAAAACGTTACCGATGTTATAAACCAAATGCGTACAAGAACAGTCATTGGAGTAGATACCGGACTTACAACATACGGAGTAGTAGGAAATAAAAACGGGAAATTCTTTTATTGGAGCGAGAAAGGATATGATACGTTCGAAGAGTTGATGAATAAATACCCTGATGCAATTGCTGTATTCGATGCGAATGGAGACCTACAAAAGCCTAGAGAGCTTGCAGAAAAGTATAAAGGCAGAATATTCTTTGCATACTACGATGAAGATAGAAAAAGCGAGGAGATTGTAAAATTCTCAACATCAGAAAATACTTTGAAAATTCAACGAAATAAGATGATTGACTTCTTGATTACAGAATACACTTTTGGAAATCGTATGCCACTTATGGGAACGACATCAGACTGGAAAGAATTTGCAATGCATTGGACTAACATTTACAAGGAAGAAGAGGAAAATAGACTTGGTGTAAAGGTAGGGCGTTGGAAACGAAACGGCGCGGATCACTGGGTACACGCTGATGTATATTTCAGAGCAGGGCTTACACGATTCGGTACTGAACCTGGAGGATTCGTAGGCGGAGCACCAGAGATTAAATTCAATATCAAACGAATTCAAGATGATGACGGTAATAACTTTGTTGGCGCTTTCATTTAAATTATAAATATGTTATAATTACTATGCATTAGATACTCGGAAATCTTTTGTGTAATCAATATTGCAATATGACTACACTCTATCCGAGTTTTTCACAAACAAAAGACAAAGGAATATCAGAAAAAGAAAAAATTGAGCGTGGCGAACTCAAGAATTTTAAATCACAACAGCTTATTACTTTCAAGACTGATAACAAAGACTTGGATGTAATTGTAAAAGAATGGACTACAGAATATACAGGATATAAAAAAGACCGAGATGAAGAAGCAAAGCGTGCAGAGATGTATTGGAAAGGATTGCGTGATAATTACAATTACGCACTTATCGATCAGCCTGTTGTAGATAATATTTTATTTGAAGCAGCAGAAACATTTTTACCACAAGCAACAGCGACAAATCCTGATCCTGTTGTTTTCAGCGTGAACCAAAAAGAATATATCAATGCATCAAAGTATATCCGTACTATTCTTGAAAATCTAAATGATTCACAGGTGCTACAACAAAAATTAAAAAGCGTTGCAAGAAACTGGCTTACCGCAAAACTTGGAGCAGTAAAGATCGGATGGGATTCAGAACGTGACGAAATTGAAACACGAGTAGTGCGTGTGCAAAGCTTAATCCTAGATAAGAACGCAACGATTGACGAGAATGGTTATTACACAGGAGAATATATCGGAGAAAATCGTGTCATTAAATCAGAAGTATTAAAAAACATTGTACGAAAGGCAGACAAGAAACGAAATACAGCTATTGCCCTGATTGATGAAAAAGGAAAAGACGGAACAAAGATTATGGTTCAAGAATTTTGGACGAAAGAGATGGTGTTCTGGTCTATGGATGGGAAGACACTAGCAAGAATGAGAAACCCACACTATAACTTTGACATTATAGAAAACGAAGAAGAAACAGAAGACGGTATTACTATTTTTGAAGAAGAAAAAGGAATCAATCATTTTGCAGTTCCAGAGATGCCTTACATTTTCTTTTCAGTATTCAATCTAGGACTTCATCCATACGATGATACAGGCCCATTTGAACAGAACATTTTGAAACAGGATACAATTGATCGTCGTCAATATCAAATAGAAGATAACGTAATGAAGATGAACAATAGTATTGCGTTCGGTGGAGCAGTTCTAAGTAAAGAGCAAGCGGCAGAAGCATATAGAAATATGCGCGCAGGGAAAGCAATGTGGTTTCCAGAATCAGTACAAAATCCACGAGATGGTGTAGCAAACTTTGCACCACCGCCACTTAATGGAGATGTATACCGAAACCTAGAAGATATGCGAAACCAATTGCGTAATTCATTCGGAACATCAGGACTAGGATCAAGTGGACTACAGCAAGAAAATACTGTTCGTGGAAAGATACTCAATCGAGAAGCTGATTCATCAAGAATTGGTGGAACGATAACATCAAGACTAGAACAATTTGCTGATAAGATATTCAACTACTGGGTACAGATGATTTTCGTTTACTACGAACAGAAGAATTATGAAAAACATCTTGGGGTAGAAGATACTCAAGAACTTATGGCTCTTTTAGAAAGAAATGCACAATCAGATATGCCTATCTGTTTCAACGTATCGGTAAAAAATGGCTCAATGATGCCTAAAGACCCAATGACGAAACGCAATGAAGCTATAGAACTCGCGCAGGCAGGCCTAATCGACCCGCTAACGCTGTTTGAAAGGCTAGATGATGCAGACCCTAGGGAACGCGCCCGAAGGCTCTTATTATCGAAATCAGACCCTATGGCGTATATGAGGGATATATTGGAAATTGAACCAACACAACAGCAAGAAGTTATGAGTGAAGAAGTTATTACTTCGGGTGGATCAGGAGGGGAAGTCTCGCCTGGAACGCAAACCGAGGCATTATTAGAACAGTCGTTTGATAATATAATTTAAATTTGATATAATATGACCATTGAAAATACTTTGTCGCAATCTGGGATTCCTGCTGAAGCAGTAGAAATCACAGAGAGTGGAGATGTAACCACCGCGGATTCGGCAACCGAAACCAAACTAGAGGAACTTGACCCATCGCATCAGGGGGAAGAAGATAATACTGATGGAGAAGAAAAAGAAGTACCTTTTCACGAGCATCCACGTTGGAAAGAGATAATCTCTCAAAACAAAACGCTCAGCAAAACATTACAAGAAATTCGAGACGAGCGAGAAGCTGATCGTAGCCAATTATCGGCAATGATGAAGGCTTTCGAAGCTCTACAAGTTTCTAAAAATGACGAACTCGACCCGAGATTTAAAGAAGTGGTAGGAGATGATGACAATGCAAAGGCTTTCTATGAGTATATGAAAGAGATGATCTCACAGGAAAAAGAGCTTACTAAAAAAGAAGTATTGGAAGAATTACTCAAATCTGAACAACAACAAAAATCACAAGTTGATAGTTATCAGCAAGCGATTGATTCAAAGTTTTCTGAAATGGAAGACGAAGGATTAAAATTTGACAGAGATGAAGTATTAAAGTTTGCAAAAGAGAACGCAAGCGACGGATACCTACTCGATTTTAAAGTAGCTCATAAATTACTCAACGAAGTAAAGCAAGCAAAAAAGGTACAAGAAGCAGCATCTAAAAAAGAAAAAGCATCTCTTGTATCATCACAATCTACTACAACCCCTGCTAGTGATACAGCTTTCGATAAGGAAGCTTGGAAAAACTACAAAGGGCCACTCGCAAATTTCAAGAAATTTATTAAATAGTAATTTTATTATAGCTTATGGACTTTTTAACAAAAGTAACAAACACAACACGAGAAATGTTTTTGCCTAAAGTAATCGACGGTGTTCTTGATGAGAACCCATTGTTTATGGCACTTGCAAAAAATGCATCAAAATGGAGCGGAGAAGAAATGAAATCTGCTATCAAAGTACAAAAAGGAAAGAACTCAACAGGTTACGGTATCAACGATGTTATCCCTCTTGATTCTAACCCTGACCTTACTCGTCTTCATATGAAGTTCGAACCAACATTCCGATCAAAGGCAATTTCTATTCCACTTGGTCGTTTGATGGTAAACGATTCTTCTATGCAAGAAGACAAGTTCCTTAACTTGGCATCAGTAGAAGTAGAATCATCACTACAAGACTTTGCAGACGAAATCGGAGAAATGCTTTACGGCGTAGGATCTGGTTCAGACTTTGCAGGACTTGAATTGATTGTTGATGACGGAACAAACTCTCTTACATACGGAGGACTTACTCGTTCATCTTTCCCTGTAGCACTTTCTTCTACAGTAGTAGATGCAGGTGGTGCGCTTACTCTTGCAGCTATGCGTACAACATTGAATGGAGCAGAACGTAACACAATTAAACCTTCTGCAGCTTATTCAAACAAAGAAATCTTCGGATTCTACGAAGCTTTGCTACAACCACAGGAACGTCTTATGAAGACTACTACTGAAATGCGCCTCTCAAACGGTACTGGTTACGAAACATTGCACTACGCAGGTATCCCAATGATTAAAGACGAACACGCAACAGATGAAACATTGTACTTCATTCGTGAAAAAGAAATTGCTTTCTACACTGTAGATATGAGTTCTAACCCTGAATTTTCTTCTGCAGCCGCAGTAGCATCACAAATTCAAGATTCAAACTACGCAGAAGGAAGCGCACCGGTATTCTCTGCAACATCTTGGGAATTACCAAAGAATTCAACAGGATTTATTATGCAAGTAGCAATTGGTGGAGAAGTGTACACACGCGCTCCTCGAGATCACGCTAAACTTGTAAATATTACAACTGTTTAATTATTCAATTTTAATCAATAAAAACTATGAGCAAAAAAGCAACCCACACAACAGAAGCTTTCATCTCTCCACAGGCACGTCTTGATGTTAATGAATCAAGTACATCTCAAGTAGGTGTAAAGACTGTAGGAACAGATGGAAAAGTATTTCGCCTTGTAAAGATGGCAGTAGCAGGTCTTGCAGGACAATCTGTACAAGCTACACCTATCGTAGCAGCGTTTGAAGGTCTTGCAGTTGCAGAAATTGCACCCGCAGCACAGAACAAAATCGTTGTTACTCTTGGAGCAACAGCAGCAACAGCAGATCAGTTCGAAGGAGCTACTCTTGTTGTAAACACAGGAACAGGAAAAGGACTACAGTTTTATGTAGACAAGCACAATGCAGCTGATGCAGCATCAGACCTTGAGCTTACTCTTGTAGAAAAATTGCCTATCGCAATCCCTACAACAGCAACAGTTTCTCTTATTGCTAACCCATATGCAGCAGCAATCATCACTCCAACAACTCCAACAGGAAAAATCCTCGGAGTATTGCAGAATGATGCAGCAGCAGGCGACTACGTTCTTATCCAATCAAAAGGATATGCAGCAGTTATCGCTAACGGAGCACTTGCAAAAGGAGATCTTGTAGGAGCAGGTTCTACTCTAGCAGGAGCATTCGAAGAAGGAGAAACTCCTGTACTTGGTACAGTAGTTCAGACAGCAATTGCTAACACAGCGTCAGGAATTGTAGATCTTTCAATCGAGTAATCTATCCACTCACTCCCTTTACGGGGAGTGGAATGGGTAGGAGTACCCAACATTAAAAACCTATTAAAATAACATTATGAAATATTTCAAAAACATCACAAAGCAAGATATTAAAGAAAAGATCGGAGGTAAAGAAATTATTATTAAAGCTGGAGAAGCTATTAAATTAGAAGATTTTTACGCTAACAAAATCGCTATTGCTGCTGCACAACGAGAACTTTTTGCACAGAAATACGATGAAGAACAGCAAAGTCTATTAGAGGGAAAGAAAGTTAGCGGTATCGCAATCTCTCAAAAGATTATTGAAAATCTATCACAAAAGTTTCTTACAGCAGTTAAAGATGATTCTGTAATTTCTATTGAAGACCTAGAGGAAATCGTAGAAGAAAAACCAAAGAAAACTTCTAAAAAGAAAGTAGTAATTGAAGAAGAAAATCAAGAAATTGATGACAGCGACTTCGTAGATCAAGAATAGTTATATGAGAATGCTCGATCCACAAGAGATTGAACAGTTGCGTGAACGCAATGATAAACAATCTTTGCGGATAGCTACTGAAAAACTTAATCTTGAAAAACAATTACAACTTAAAAAAGATAAATTGCAACGTGATTTTGATGCATATGCATCGGTAATTTCAGAAGAAATCAAAAAACTGCAGGTAGAACGCAATGTACTATCAAATGAAATAAGACAACTTGAAAACTTAAAGCAAGCGGGCCTAGAGGAAGTATATATGGCCCGAGCAAGTGCTCAAGAAATATTACTACAAGCAGATAAAAGAGTAAAAGATGCTGAAATTGTCGAGACAATAGTTGAAAATAAAATGGATAAATTAAAAAAACGAGGAGATAACCTCAAAAAACTATTATCAACTAGCAAATAATCACTATGGCACCTAACCCATTACCAATTCGACCTAGCAAGTTCCAGATCGACAACCAATGGCTTGAATTCTACGAGCCTGCTTTGAAGTATGGAGCAAAAATATCGACAAATAGCATTATTGGCGATTCATCTATAAACATTGAGGATTCAGGACTTCCTTTTGGTTCTTTTGGAACACTTGATTTTGTAGGATTTACACTTTTGGATAATGGGAATGGTACGGTTTCAATTCAAAGTACATCTCCAGGAACAGGAATAATTTTGCAAGAAAACGGTACTCCTCTTTCTGCACTCCCATTCGTAACATTAAACTTTATTGGCGCAACCCTCACAGATCAGGGTAGCGGTCTTTCTGATATAACAATTACTCCAGACGGTTCTACTATCGACTGGTCTACTGTAAACTGGGCAAACTTTTTTGCGGATATTGACTGGACTTTAAACTCTTGGACAGACTTCTTTACATCTTTTTATTCAGAAATAAACTGGACTGATTTTATTGATGAGATTGTAACTAACTGGACTTCTACTAACTGGAATACATTTATTGATGAGTTTATTGATAATGTAGACGAAGATGATGTATTTAATTTCCTTGACCAGGTTGATGCTGACAAGGGAGATATTCTTGTGAATGACGGTACAAACTGGAATCTATTACCTGTTGGAACAAACGGTAAAATACTTACAGCAAACAGCACAGAAGCAAATGGGATTGAATGGGCTTCTCCTTCGGGAGGTGTTATCTCTGGTACAGGAGTATCATTCCCTTCAGTAAACGAAGCCGTAGCTTTCGGTACTGTTGTTGATTCTATGATGTTCACTGACCTACAAGGGGCAAGGCAACAATATGAAAACCTACCATTTCAATCTGTAGACTCACAAATTTACATTGTTTATTCTAGCTCAAGTTCATCTTCGTTAGATAGCATAACTATTAATTCAGATAGAAGCATTGTAAATATTAATGCAACAGCTACATCAGGTGGTGTTTTTGCAACGACAGGAACAGCATCAGATTGGTACTATATTCTTTCTGGTACACGTTTATTTGCATATCTCTCAACAGGTGGGATTAATGCAATTAAATATATTGAGTTGTCAGGTAATGTAGATATAGATAATAATTATTCAGGTGCAGTAGCAACAACAATTACTCATCCATTTACAAGGATTGGAAATATTCACATAAGAGAGGATGGCAAGTGGATTGTAACAAGTGAAACAAGTGGGGGGCTATTCCTAACTATAAATATTTGTACATATGACGGGGCAAGCACACTAACAGTTGATTCATCATTTACTCGAACTTATTACAACGGTAATGCTTCTGGTTTTACTACCATAGACCAAACTACAGGAAATGTAATTATGCACATTTATGATGGTACTTTTGAAGGAAGTATCTTTACCTTAAACTCAACAGCTACTTCACTTATTAGCAAGCGTGTTTCAGACCAACAAGATTTACGAAGAGCAGATGCTATTGTAATTGGAAATAGATTCTATGTTGATTCAACTATAGATTCAACATCTAGTGCACACAACATGAAAGGTCTCAAAGTCGGAACAATCATAAACCCTAACCTATAATCATATGGAAAACGCAAAACGAGATGACAACCGAATAGCAGTACAATTAGCAAAAGAAAGCACATCAGAAGATACAATAATGTTAAGGGTCGATCCTGATACAAGCGCAGTA